TAATTTTACTAGTTCCTATAACACAGGCTCATTTACAGGTTCATTTACAGGCTCATTATTAGGTATAGCTACTAGCGCCTCATACATTACAGGTTCAACATTTACTTCAACAAATCCTGCTTTATCAGCATCTTATGCTCTAACAGCATCTTTTGCTTTAAATGGAGGTGGAGGAGGAAGTATTAATACTTCTAGTTTAGTAACTACATCCTCATTTAATTCTTATACAGAATCAATAAATACTTTTACTCAATCTTATTATAATGATAGTGCTTCATTTGCTGGTTCTATATCTTATTTAGATGGTGCTACAACTGCTCTTATTCAAGGTTTTGTTGATCAAAGTAGTCAAATTTCTTCATTAGAAACTTTTAGTAGTTCAATTAAGAATTTTACTTCTTCAATAAATACTTTTACTCAATCTTACTATACTGATAGTGCTTCATTTGCCTCTCAAATAAATAATATAAATGTAGATACTTCATTTTTAGTAACTACAGCCTCATTTAATAATTTTACCTCTTCAATCAATACATTTACTAGTTCTTATAACACTGGATCATTTACAGGTTCTTTAACAGGAGTATTAAATGGAACAGCTTCTTGGGCTCAAAATGCTGTAGTAGCTCAAACAGCTAACTCTGTAAACTTAATTCAAGGTCCTGGAATAACAGTAAATGGACTAGCAATAACAGCCTCAGTAAGAACAGTTAACAATATATCTCCAGATAGTAACGGAAATATACCTGTATCTTTAGTAGCAGTTTTAACAGGTACTTCTGCTTCTTTAACTACATATCCTACATCAGGTTTAGCAGATGGAACTGTATGGATTGTATCCGGAGACTCTACTCCTAATAATAATGGAGATGCTTATATACTAGATTCAGGATCTGTAGGTGTGTGGTTACCTATAGCTCCTTTAGATCAAGCAGCAGGTGATGCTAGATATTTAATGTTAAATCCACAGTCATCTTTGACTGGTAATTTAAATTTAGGAACTAATAATATTACAAATGGTGGATCAATAACCGCTACTTCATTCACAGGTAGTTTACGTGGTACATCAAGTTGGGCGAGTAATTTTAATGAAACTGATCCTATATTCTTATCTAAAGAAGGAAGTTTAATTACAACATCAAGTTTTAATAATTTAACTTCTTCATTTAATAACTTTACTTCTTCATACCAAACTGATAGTTCTTCATTTAATATTAGAATAAATAGTTTAACAAATGCAACTAGTTCATATGTTCAAAATTCACAAACTAGTTCTTTTGTAAGAAATTCACAAACTGGATCTTTTACTACTACTGCTTCATTTAATAGTTTTACTTCTTCATATCAAACAGATAGTAGTTCTTTTAATAGTAGAATTGATAGTATTAATAATTCAACTGGAGGTTTCGCTGTTACTAGTTCTACTAATTATTTTAAAGCAACTCAATATATAACAAGTAGTCAAGGTAGTATATTATTAAATCCAGACGGTCGTATAAGTTTATTTGAACCTAATGGTATAACAGCTAAAATAATTCTTAACACTGACTCAGCTACTGAGCGAGCTATACAAATTAATTCAGGCTCAGAACAATCTACTTTTGGGTATTCTCCTTTTACTTATGGTACAGGTTTATTTTTTATAAGTAATAATAATCTTACTATTGATGGTAGAATAATTAGATTACCTGTTAATAGTGATGGAGCTGATGTAAAAGTTACTTTTTATACTCCTATTAGTGCTTCTTTAGGTATTACAAGTAGTTTATTCGGAACATCTACAAGTGCCTCATATATAACAGGCTCAACATTTATCTCAACAAATCCTGCTCTATCAAGTTCATATGCTTTAACAGCGTCATATGCTTTAAACGGAGGAGGTGGAGGACCTACATCACCTGGAGGATCAAATACTCAAATACAATATAATAATAATACTACATTTGGCGGTGTTCCAACATTAACATATGATGGCACAACATTAAGAGCTACAGGTTCATTTACAGGTTCATTTACTGGTCCTGTACTAGTTACAACTGACACAACAAATACTTTAAGATCTTTAGTTTTTACAACTGCTGGAGCATCAGAAAATAAATCCTTATTTATTGACGGTGATGCTACAAATGATTTAGCTTATAATCCTAATACAGAGACTCTTCAAATAGGAGGTACTAACAATTCAACAGGTATAATATCATCATCTATTTTTTACAGTAAATACTCAGCTGCTTTTCCTCTTATTGGATTTATAGGTACAGCATCTTGGGCTCAAAGCTCTAGCATATCTGTTAATTCTTCATTAGCTACTAGTGCGTCTTATATAACCGGATCTGTATTTACATCAACAAATTTAGCTTTATCAAGTTCATATGCTTTAAGTTCATCGGCGGCTGGAATAGCTTCAAAAGTAATTATAAGTCCTACTTCAACAAATAGTGATTACAGAGTTTTATTCACATCTAATTATACTACTGGAGATACAAATGTAGACAATGTTGGTGGTGATTTTATATATAATCCTAGTACTAATGTTTTAACTGTTGCTAGAGCAGTTTCAAGTTCTACATTCTTTTCTACAACATCTCCTGGGATTGGATTTATAGGAACTTCTTCTTGGGCTGAAAGTGCTAGTATATCTATTAGTGCTTCAAGAGCATCAACTAGCTCATTAGCTATTACTTCTTCTACAACACAGATAGCCGCTGGCACTTTTGGCACTTACAATTTACTTCCATATACAAATACATCCACAGCTCAAGATGGATCATATCCTTTATCATTTTCAACTAGACTAGCTTTTAATAGTAACTCTGGGTCATTAAGATTAACATCAAATCCTACTTCTACAATCCCAACATTAGTTATTAGTGGTAGTGCTTCAAATAGAGCTGTCTCAATAAATGGATCTTTAATAGTATCAGGTTCAAATGGAGCAGGAGTATTTTCAAAAGGAGGAACAATAGCAGATCTAGTTAATGGTGTATCTACAACAGGATCATATGCTGTTTGGAGAGCACCATTTCCATGCCAAGTAGTAGCAGTTTATGGAAGAAGATCAGGAGGTACAGCCTGTCAGATTAATGCCTCAAAAAATAATACATTACACTCAGCTACTAATTTATCACTATCAACAGATAATACTTGGACTCCTGTTCCTACTCTTCAAAATACTTCATATACTATAGGAGATAGTTTAGAAATAATAATTAGTGGTAGTGCTAATAATCAAGTAGCAGTACAAGTAGACTTTATTAAAATATAAAAAAATATGCCTGTACTTTTATTTACAACATCTACTATTTGGACAGTTCCCGCTGGTGTAACTTCTGTAATAGCAGAATGTTGGGGAGGTGGTGGAGGTGGAGGGGGTGTAATAAGTCCTGGAACAGCTGCTGGAGGTGGTGGAGGTGGAGGATACGCTAGAAGAATATTAACAACAGCTAATTTTATAGGAGGACAATTATCTCTAGCAGTTGGAGGTGGAGGATCTGGAGGAGGAAATGGATTAAACGGAAATATTGGAGGTGACACATATATTAATGACATTAATACAATAATAGCCAATGGAGGAGGCGGAGGATCAGCTTCTACAAGTAACATAAATAGCCAAGGAGGATTTGGTGGATTTGCTGGAGCCCCAGGAGGTGTTTTTTATGCTGGCGGTACAGGTGGGCAAGGAATAGCTAATAACTGGTCTGGTGGTGGTGGAGGAGGAGCAGGATCAACAGGTACTGGAGGATCAGCTTCACCAAATCCTATTAATATAAATCAATCTTTTGGATTAGGTACATCTGAATTAGGTGGAAATGGAGCTATAGGCAGAAATTCTAGTAGTAATGGAACTATAGGATTTAACTATGGTGGAGGAGGTAGTGGAGGTTTTAGAAATAGTGGTGGAGGAAGAACCGGAGGAGCAGGAGCACCAGGACTAATTAGATTAACTTTTGGTACATTAACATCAACTCCTATTTTTATACAATGGATAGATGATTCTGATTATTAAATAGTTTTTTTATCATATTTATAATAAACTAACACATTATGAATATTCCTATATATCCTGGCTCATCTTCCTTCTTTCCAGGAAATACTCCTTTTGGCTTTTATGATAATGATTATCAATTTCAAGTAGATGCTGATAAAGTAGTAACTTTTTGTGCTAGAAGATTAGGTTATCCTATTATGGAAGTTGAACTCCAGGACATAAATTTCTACACTGCTTTTGAAGAAGCAATTACTACATACGGAAATGAATTATATGCTTTTCAAGTTAGAGATAATTTATTAAATGTTTTAGGAGCATCAACTGCTTCTGTTTTAAATCATTCTTTACTAACACCAACAATGGCGGGTGTTATTAAGTTAACTCAACAATATGCTGCTGAAGCAGGAGCTGGAGGTAATATAGAATGGTATAGAGGATCAATTCCTTTAACAGCTAGTGTTCAAGATTATGATTTAAGTCAATGGGCAACTAGTAATAATATAACAGGAGGTATTGAAATTAAAAGAATATTTCACGATGGACCTCCAGCGGTAACAAGATTCTATGATCCATATGCTGGAACAGGCTTAGGTACTCAAAACTTAATGGACAGTTTTGGATTTGGAGCTTATTCTCCATCTGTAAACTTTGTTTTAATGCCTGTAAGTTATGATATACAAGTAATTCAAGCTATTGAATTTAATGATCAAGTTAGAAAATCTGCTTATTCATTTGAACTTATAAATAATAAACTTAGAATATTCCCTATTCCTGATAGAAGTATTGATCTATGGTTTCAATATATTAAAATAGATGAAAGAGCAAACTCAGCAGTTCAAAATGCTCCTGGTCGAGTAACTAATGTATCAAATATTAATTTTGCTAATCCAAATTATACTCAAATTAACTCAATTGGACGCCAATGGATATTTGAATATACTTTAGCTTTATGTAAAGAAATATTAGGATATATTAGAGGTAAATATTCTCAAGTTCCTATTCCAAATAGAGAAGTAACACTTAATCAATCAGATTTATTACAATCTGCTAAAGATGAAAGAATAGCTTTAATTGAAAGATTAAGAGCATATTTTGATGAAACTTCTCGTCAAGCATTACTAGCAAGAAAACAAGCAGAAAGTGATTCAGCTATGAATGAATTAGGAAAATCACCAATGCAAATATATATAGGATAAAATGGCACTCTTTGGATCTAGCAGAGATGTTTCATTTGTAAGACGAATGAATAGAGAATTAATGGGTAACATTATTTCTCAACAATGTGCTTTCTACAAATATAGATTAGCTGAAACTAAAGTTAATATGTATGGAGAAGCATCTGAAGGAAAATATTTTGATGGTCCTGTTTTATTTAATGCTTTAATAACAGTTGGTGATAATTCTAGTCCTACAAGTGATTTAGGTGTAGATTTTGATTGGCCTATAACATTTGCTTTTTTAAGAGATGATTTACCTAATCCTTTAAATCCAGGATTATCTAATTTTGGATATAATGTTAGTGTGACTTGTGAAACTCATTATGTTCCTGCTGACAGGATTAATTTACAGAGGACTCGTCTTTAATAATAATTTATTATAAAATGATAGGTATCTATAAAATTACAAATCCAAGTGGTAAAATTTATATTGGTCAATCTACTAAAATTAAAACTAGAACAAATTTTTATAAAACATACAATTGTAAAAAACAACCTAAACTTCTTAACTCACTTAAAAAATATGGTTGGGAACAACATATTTTTGAAATGATAGAAGAATGCTCTATAGAGCAATTAAATGAAAGAGAAATATATTGGGGAATATTTTTTAATGTTTTAGGAAAAAATGGATTAAATTTAAGATTAGGAAAGGGTAGAGGAGCATGTAGTGAAGAAACTAAACAAAAAATGAGAAATTCTCATTTAGGAAAAAAAGATAGTGAAGAAACTAAAAATAAAAAAAGTCAAGCTTTAAAAGGTAAATCTAAACCTAATGGATTTGGAGAAAATCACAGTCAAGCTTTAAAAGGTAAATCTAAACCTAATGGATTTGGAGAAAAATTAAGTAAAACTAAAACTGGCAAACCTCTTCCTTTAGGCACTGGTGAAAAAATAGGTAAAACTAAAGAAAAATCGGTAATTCAATTTGATAAAATAGGAAACATAATTAATATCTTTAATTCAGCTAAAAAGGCTGCTATTTATATAGGAGTACATGATGTTAATATGAGACTCCATTTAGGAGGAAAATATAAAACATGTAAAGGATTTATCTTTAAATATCAAAACTAGACTATAATGGATTTAGGAAGAAGAATAACACCAAAAACACAAAGAGAAATTCTTATTTCTCAGCAAGAACCATATATTCCGCCTCCTGGAGCTCCAGGATTTTCACCTACAGGAAATCCTAATTTAGCTAATAATCCAAATAGAGGTAATGAAATTTCTTTTAAAGGAGATACTACAAAACCTTTTTCAATAGGAATTCAAGATATTGATGAAGCTGTATTTTATTATTTTACAAATGTTATAAAACCTTTTGTAATACACAATGGAGATAGATTAGAAGTTCCTATTATATACGGTTCACCCGAAAAATGGAAATCATTCCAGAAAGATGGATATTATAGAGATGTTCAAGGTAGAATAATGTTACCTCTTATAATGTTTAAGAGAGATAATATTGAAAAAGTTAGATCTATATCTAATAAATTAGATGCTAATAATCCTCACAATGTGTCTATTCAAAGTAAAAAATATTCACCTAAAAACGCATATAATAATTTTGATATTTTAAATGATATTAAACCTGAGAAAGTAAATTATGCTGTTGTTGTGCCTGACTATCTTACTTTAACATACAGTTGTGCTATTAATACGATTGATAGTTTTAGTACAACAACAGAGCTATCAGATAGTAAAGAAAGAGTTGTTAGTAGTACTTTTTCTATTAAATTAAATGGATATATTATACCTGATACTATTCAAAAAGACTTAACAGCTCTAAAGAAAACTCCAGATGTGACTAAAGTTATTATTAATTTAAGTGAACAACTTCTTGGAACTTCAGGAGCTACTAATTATGCTCCTTCATCTGTAGGTCCTTTAGCTAATGGATATTGGAATGATCAAGGAGGATGGAATGATAATGGATACTGGCAAGATTAATAATATTTATAATAAAAAAATTTTAAAATGCCTATTAATCAATTAAATAATGGAGATTCAGGCTTAACAGCTAGAACTATAATAAATGATGTTGTAACAGCAACTAATAATTTATCAACAACTGGTACATCTTCTTTCGCTATAACAGCTTCATATGCTTTAGCTGGTCCTAGAACAGTTCAACAGATAATAGCCGGACCTGGAATATCTGTTAGTCCTGTAGGAGGACAAGGTATTGTAACAATAACAAATCTTTGTTATCCGTGTGCCTCTGGAAGTAATTATTTAACAACCGCTTCTATTTCTGGTAATGTTATTACTTTTACTAAAGCGGACACTAGTACTTTTCCATTAACTGTTCAAGTTAGTTTACAACAAGTATTAGATTATGATCATACTTTAAATAATGGTATTGTTAGAATTGGAACGGATGCAGCAGAAAATATAGGTTCAGCTATTAATAATATAGGTATAGGTACAAACGCAGCTTATGGCGCTAGAGGAAATTCAGTTATAGGTATAGGATATCAAGCTGCTTATCAAAGTTCAGGAAGCAAAGACTGGGTTAATGGTATAGGATATCAAGCAGCTTATTTAAACTCAGGAAGTTATGTTAATGCTATAGGTATTAATGCTGCTATGCGTAATAGAGGTAATAATATTGTTAGTTTAGGATTCTATGCTGCTAGTGAAAATGTTGGTAATGAAGTTGTAGCTATAGGTTCATCTGCAGCTGTTAGCCAATTAGGTAGTAATGTTATAGCTATAGGATCTTTAGCAGGTAATGGTAATACAGCTAGTGAAATTTCAGCTATAGGTATTCAATCAGCATATCAAAACTCAGGAACACAAATAACCAGTATGGGTATTCAAGCTGCTTATCAAAACAAAGCTGATGGTATTAATGCTATTGGTAATGAAGCTGCTTTTCAAAATACAGGTAGTTATATTAATGTTATGGGATATAGAGCCGGAAGATTAAATTCCGGCTCATATTTAGTTTCTATAGGCCATTTATCATCTATCCAGAACTCTGGAAATAATGTGATTGCTATAGGATATCAAGCAGCTTATCAAAATTCTGGAGATCAAATAATAGCTTTAGGAAATGGAGCAGCATCAACTAATACTTTATCACAACAAACTATTATTTCTAATGATTGTCTTCCTTCATTTGCTAATTACACAGCCGCTTCTTCATCTATAAATGTTAGTAATGGAGCCTCAGTGGGGAGTACTTACTTATATCATGATCAATCAACAAATTCAATCGGAGCAGTAAGATTATTATAATATATTAAAAATAAAAAATAAAAATTATGGAAAGAAAAGTTTTAACACAAGATGAAATTAATCAATTAAGATTAGTTAGAGACAAAAGAGTTAAATTAATTGAAAGTTTTGGAATTTTAGAATCAAGGATTCAAGAATTTAATCTACAAAAAGAAATTCTTAAAGAAGAACTTAAAAATCTAGTACAAGAAGAAATTCAATTAGGTGCTAACTTACAACAAAAATATGGAGATGGTTCTATTGACCTAGAAAAAGGAG